TATAGACAATTGATTGGCTAAAAGTTCGGGGGTGTGCGGAATTTTCTTTTTTTGGTTCACTGTTAGGTATTTTTGAGTACCATTTATTTCTCCGTATTTTTTAACAAAATAGTCTTTAGTATTTGTATACGCCTGGCGCAAACAATATTGTTCCCACTTTGCTGCGCCATTTATTTCCCCGTGCCTTGCTATCATTTTTTCTAAAGTTTGTGACCTCGATGAATTATACGCATCAAACTCAGATCTGGTCCATCCGTGTTTTGTTTGTTTGTATTCAAAACTGTTAGTCTCTGCTTGTTTTTTTCGGTACGAATCCCATCTTTGTTGACCTTCAATATTACCGTATTTGTTAATAAGATTATCCAGCGTGACCGCAGTGGACTTGGCTAACGATTCGTCAACTATCTTTGCCCCGGGGTATGCTGTTTTGTACTCTTTGCCATTGACAAATCGTCCAGTGCAATTATACTTGAAATGAGTCCACTGCAATCTATTACTTTCAAATCCACATTCTAAACATTTTATCATATACTGATACTCCTATTACCATAGTATTTATGTATTCAGGCAGATAATCAAGTCAGTATCTAATATTTCAGTTGGCTTAACTTCCAATAAAAACCCAGCTCGATCGACCATGACACTGTGATCTTCGGTCACTGTTACGGTTTTGTCGTTTTGCAATGTGATTTTATACAACTTTTTCTTAGTTTTGTGCCGCATTACATAAGAAATATTGGACATAACCGGCAAATCTTCAAATGCATTGAAGCCGACAACTTTGGCAAATGACTGTACTCCATACTCTTTATCACCATTTTTTTCATGCTGTGAGCACTGGTTAAATAATTCGGAAATAGTGACTTGTCCGTTATCAGTTCTTATCATTGTGTCTCCTGACACACTGTCACCATAAATGATAGCATCGCCTGTGTGGTCATATTTGCCAGTGATGCATTCATTGGTAAATGCATCCATATGCTTTGCAATGACCCTGCCTGTTAGAGTGGTACTTTGCCCAATACGTTTGTCAAAGAATCTACAGCCAGGATTCAAAATAGCACCATACAAGCTGTTCAAGTTAATTTTCTTAACCAGTTGTCGCTTGTCCCAGTAGGCAATGTCCGCTGGGGTTGTTGCTGTCTTTTTCTTGGCCTGCATTTCTTGTCGTTCAGCATACCATCTTTCAAGCAGTCCTGGTACAATGCCTTTGGAATCGTATTTAAAGATGGTACCATTGGCACTGAGTATCCAAGGTTGGTTGCCTTCAAAAATCAGTCGCCATACGTCACTGGCTGTCATGACATCACTGCCGCCACCTTCCCAGTCAATAGTCAGTTCGATGCCGGCATCCATGTTCATCACTGCTTGATATTCTAGGCTACCAAACATGTTTTCCCATGCATCCGCAAAGCTAGAACCGGCAGCAACTTTGTCTGCTATGTACTTGTCTGTAGCAATTGGTCGGATTTGTCCAACAATGGTTTCGCATGCCATGTTGAGGGCACGAATAGCCGAGGGATAGAGCGAGTTAATGTCGATTGCCCCGATGTAGTCGTGCATACCCCTTTTGGGATAAGCAACGTAGGCACCTGCCGCTTGCGTGTCGCTATTTTCATCATGATTACTCCTGTTTTGAACTACTAAACCTTGCCGATGTGCTTCATTGATAATGGCCTGCTCTGTGACTGCCACAGCACCCATTGTTGTTGGAAGAAGCACAGTGTTATCATGTGCCAGGTCATTGGCCAGATCAATAAATCGTAATTTCTTGTCCAGCTTGGCCAACAGCATAGTATCTTGCCTGTTATAATCAACAAACTTTGGAAAGTCCTGATTGTATAACTGATCAAGTGTACCGTCATATTGAATTTTACGTTCTTCTAGTTCGTACTCTCCGATAGCATCCAAACTGTAACTATGTCGTTCTTCATAAGTGTACTTTCGATACAACTGCATATAGTCCAGATGCACTCGACCAATCAAGTCAAAAGTGAGATTTTCGGCACCAAAACGTTCAAACATACGCTTCTTTGGAAATTGATTCCAAAGGCAATAACGTCTGGTGTCATCCTTGCTTAGTACAGCTATGGTACGCATGACCATATAGGGAATATCAAATCCTTCTGAGTTCCAGCCACTAATGATATCAACGTCTTTGATCAGTTCAAGGAATGTTTCAATCATTTCTTTTTCTGTTTCAAACAGAAAGCAATCTGAGAATTGATTAACAACTTCTTCAGCTGATTCCCAGCTATAGCTCTTGGGCGGCACTACCAATGTGATCAATTTATCCAACCAGGCCAGATAAATTGAAATAGCAGTGATAGGGTTGAATGGATCTTCTGGTCGACTGTATCCACGTACCGGATCAAAGTCAACCTCAATGTCAAAGAATGCTATATGTAGATCAGGAGCATCTTTGCCCAAATAGTTTTCTTCCAAACATCTTACCAATGGTTTAATATCGGATTCCCAGAGATGTTCTTTTGAGTGCATTTTACTTTCTTTGTAAAACTCTTTGCCACTACGAGTACTAAATCTACTCACAGGAGTGTTGTAAATGGTTCTAAACTTGCCTCTTGGGTCATTGAAGTAAAATAAGTAGTTGGCGGGATATTCCTGATAAATTCTTTGTCCGTTGACTCGTTCAACCACATAGATTTTATCTTCGTCCTTGGAAAAAAGTGCATCCACGTAGCTCATAGTATCAGCATCCTTGTTAGCCCAATCAAATCAATTGATACTAGCAATATATAATTGGCAAGCATGCCAAAACTTTTTCTAGTCCAAGCAGCCCAAGCATAAAGAGCGCAACCAGAGATCCAGATAGGATACAGAATGAGAAGAGGCGGATTTGGCACTGTGGAAGCCATAGTGACAGAGCAACCAATGCTAATAGCCCAAGCAAGCAACTCGATGCAAAAACGAAAAGGATTGGTATGATAGTCATCTTTGATCCAACCAAAAATATCTTTGAGTAACGGAATCAAAGTGTCTTGCCTACAGTTTCAAGGATAGTGTTTAGGGTATCGTGATCTGCATTGGTTTCTCCCAGCTTACTCTTGCTGGCAATTTTGATTGCTTTTTTAAGAATCGCAGGTTTGACTTCAAGTTCTTCCGCAACAGCTTTGATTGTTTCATTAAGCCCAGTGCTTAGTGCTTCGACTTCGGCCATGACATTCATGCCTTCGTTGATAATTTGGGTAAGTTTGATCTTTTGATCTCCGCTAAACATACGTGGTGGCAATGAGCTCATAGTAATAATCCTTAATAGAGTTGTTAAGCTGCTATTGTAGCGTATTACTTTAGCTAAAGCAAGTGTTTAGACAAAAAAAGTGCCACACTATGAGATTCCCGGTAGCGAATCGGGCCGTCTCGGGCAGTGGCCGCCCGCCCTCGCAACTAGTGCGGTCCTAAGGGTGTCTGGTTAGCCGCGCATTCTGCGCCGAACGCGGGGGTATGTTCTTCCGGATATGGGCCTAATCCATACATTTTTCTTTGGATAAGGAATTCCAATAACCGGTCTTTCTTTTGGCATGAACATGTATCTATTGGTTGCTCCTTGAAGACTTTTTGTGTCACTGGTCCAACCTGGGGCAGTGCCTCCGGTATCTGGCATCTGGGACAATTTTGCATAATTTTTTACGTATGTCATTGCATCAGCCGGAGTCATATTTGGATATAGCTCTGCTATACACGCCAACATGCCAGCCACTTGCGGACTTGCCATGCTGGTACCTATCAACCTACCTATGTAGTATGCAGAATTTCTAGGATCACTGGCACTGCTACTACCGCGCCAGGCGCCGGTATATTCTGACAAAGCGCCAGTAATCCATGTGCCCGGGGCAAAGACGTCCACTCTGGGTCCGCGGTTACTGTACCATGCTATAGAATCCAGCTTATCGGCTCCTACGGCTCCCACACATACAACCCCGGGCACTGATCCTGGAGCGCAACCTCGATGTTGATTCCATAGATAAGGTGTGCCGCCGTATCTAGCTACAAAATTGTTGTTGTAATCGACGTCGCCGGGGTTGGCTATATAAAAAGATTCATTCCCTGCTGCTGCAACAATTATAACTCCGTCGGCTACTGCTTGTGCCATATCTGCTGCATCAGAATCCCAGTACAGTGGTACCCCGCTGATGGCAGCGGGGCCTTCCGAAGAACCGTCATTGTGCATGCCAATTGAGTCGAGTTGAACTGCCGTTAGTCCATAATTTCTTGAGTAATTACCAACTGTAGTTCCTCTCCATGTTCCTTGAAGGACATAGCCGGATCCACCTTGATCCGGATAATAGGGAAATGGAAAACTTGTCCCAATACTGGCATTTACTACCGTGGGGTTCCTACGACCAGTTTCTGGGTTAATGGGTTTATTTTTATGAAATGCTCTTATATAATCCCAATAGATCAATCTATCAATTGTTCCTCCCAAGGGATCAATTTGATATATGTTAGCGTCCGACGCCCACCCTTGAGTATTTCCTGCAACTGTACTAGTAGTATGACTACCATGGTTGGCATTGCCTAAGACTGTAGCTTTATAGTACGGGTACGGTCCTTTCAAGAGCGGCGCCGCGTCGTCATCGATACCAGCTACAATACTGGTTAATAAATTCCAGTCATACAACATACATCTAGTACCGCCAGTGCCATCTGCATTTTTTGCATATTCTGGATGATTGGGGACTCCGCTCATGCCATCAACCATGACAATGTCAACATTTTTCCCAGTTGGTCCAACAGTCACTGTTGCTGTTTGTGTTGCGGTACCGTTGTCGCCCCAATTGGTCCTTTGTGCCCCTTCGGTGCAACGCAATAACGCCCAATTTTTCCAATTGGAATTCATGACAGTTCCAATGGGCCACCTCGGCGGATTGCCGTCGGACAATTCAACTGATGTTTTACTAAAAGTTGCAGTTTGTGTAAATGCATTATATTTCATTGAAGATCGTATGAGATCTGCAGGTAAAACAGCAACTACTCTGGGATCTTGTTGAAGCATTGCTGCTTCTCTTGCTGTCAATAGGTAATGAGTGTTTACACTAGTTGGCCTACGCATATAAGGCTTTACAGCTCTATCAGGTATAAATTCTGGTCCACCGTCGTTTTCAATATCACTATAAAATGAATCTAAATCTTTAACTTTGGCCAAAGTTATCACAAACTCCACCGTTTCAGTATTGTCTAGGTCGTCTAAATTTTCAGAAAATATTTTCATTTTACGATTCAGTCTGTAGTAAAGTTAAGGTAACAGAAATATTTGCAGTGAAGCCAGTTAGATTAGTAACTGCCATTGGTATATTGGTAGTTGGTGGACTTTCGTCGTTGAAGCCGGCTATGGCTGGCGTCACTGTTACTGTTTGGCTCCCAATGGTAATAGCTTCTGCAATGACACCAGCATCGGTCGCTGGGTCAACTGTTTGCAATCTGGGCGCGTCGGCAGTTCTTGCTGCATTACTTGAATAAATTCTAACCCACGCAGCATGTGATGTTTGTATTTTATACAAGGTGTAACCTTTAAAACCGATGGCATTAAACGATGCAGTTGCACCAGATAATATCTGGCCGCTGACAGATGCTGTAGTTCTTAAGTATGCAGCCGGAATTCCAGTTGCGCCAGGTGATCCTACACCAGTTGCGCCAGTGGCACCATTGGGTCCTGCAGTAGCTGTAGTATTCAATTGCCAGGCATTACCGTTCCATTGCCATGAGCGGGTATTAACTGTATAAATTTGATTTAGTGTTGGCGAATTGGGAAAATTAATAGCCATAGTTGTTCTTTCATTTAGTATATTTGTTTTTATTGCACACCTGCTTGAAGTGGAAAGCTG